GTTGATGCACGTGACAGAACACTGAACGTACTGAACATTGCTCATGGTGCTTTACGTTGATGGTCTGCCTGTGTTCCACTCGCAGACCATTTTTCAAACTAAAATTAAAGCAAAATGAACAAGTATTTCAGAAAAGTTCAAGATGTGCTGAAAACGAGAAAGGAGATTAAGGCGCTCGGGTTCAGCCGTAAAGAGTTAAAGGGTATCGCTGCCAAAGTTGCCGATAAACTTAACCTCGATGATGAAGCAAGTGACGAAGATGTTGAGAAAGCGATTAACGATGAGATTGATGCCGTTATCCCTTTCCTTCAGACTGCACAGAGCCTTGCTGACCGCCGTCTCCAAGAGTACAAAGACGCTCATCCTGCCGATGACGATGATGACGATGACGATGACCTTGACGACCCAGATGACGATGAGGGTGGTAAGAGTCCATCGAACAAAGGCAAGAAGGGCAAGGGCAACAAGAACCAGACTGCCACTGAGAAACTTCTTGGTGAACTGACAAACACCATTAAGGGTCTCCAAACCGAAATCGCTGACCTAAAGAGCGGCAAGACTGCTGACAGCAGAAAGGCCAAACTGGAGGCACTGGTTAAGGACACTGGCCGTTTCGGTGAACGTACTCTCAAATCTTTCGCCCGCATGTCGTTCAAGGATGATGAAGAGTTCGATGCCTATCTGGATGAGGTACAGGAGGAACTTGATGCCGAGAACAAGGAGAGAACTGAGAAGGGTCTTGACAAGTTAGGCACACCCCCTGCCGTCAGAACGGATGGCGGACACGAGACACACAAGGACGATGAAGTTATGTCGGATGATGATGTCAAGGATCTGGCCAAAGACTGATTCTCTGCTATGTCAAACAATTAAAACCAAGTACAATGGGAGCAAAAACCAATCTCGGTAAGAAGGATGCCACTCTGGTTGAAGCCGGACTGGATTCTGTTGTTATCCGTCATTATGGCTCTGGTATCACTGGTGGTCGCTCACTCGATATGACTGGCTTCACTGGTACCGCCATTAAGGCAGGTCACATGACCATCAAGACACTGGATGAGGATGGTAAGAACTACACGTTCAAGCCCATGCCAGTTGCCCAGGACGGTGTTCACTATGCGGCCCTCCCTGCAAACCACGAGTATGCAGGTGTTGTGGTTGCCTCTAAGCCTGCTGACCAAGCAATGGTTGGCATTATGGATGATGGCCGTGTCAACGATGAGGCTATGCCTTATCAGTTTGCGGATGCTGCACAGCGTGCCGCAGTCAAGGCCGCTCTGCCTAACCTTATTTTCGAACACGATTAAAAGCAAGTAGAGTATGAAAGCATCAATGTTTATTGAATGGATTAGTTCCATCTGGCCCAAACTGGGTCTCTATGTGAAGGAGAAGACTGCGCCTATCAAGCGTACCTATCTCCATAAGACCATGCTTCGCAAGGTGTATTCCCCCGACCAGAAGTGGGAGGGCACCAGTGCCAAGACTACTTATGTAGCCGCTGACATGGTGGCAATGGATTCACCACTGCCCATCAAGAAGCGTGGAAGTATTGCTACCTCCAACGGTAAACTGCCGAAGGTAGGTATGAAGAAAATCATGCGTGAGACGGAGATTAACACCGTCAACATCATGAAGGCTCACTACGCTACAGCCACTACCGATGAGGCTAAGAAGGCTGAGAAGCGTCGCATCCTCCAGAACCTCACCAACGATGGCGTGGCATGTTCTGTTGGTATTGATGAGAAGAACGAGGCTAACTTCCTCACTGGTCTCTCTGACGGTGTTGTTCTCGTTGAGGACGAAGAGAATACCGGCACAGGTCTGCGTGTTGACTACGGCTATCTGGATGAGAATACCTTTGGTACCATCGTCAAGGGCCACGTTAGTTACGAGGACTTCGAGAACGTCAAGAAGAAGGCTGATGCTGACGGAAACACTATCGTCAAGGTAATGCTTGCCACCTCCAAGCTGAACGAAATCCGCAAGGAGCGTTGGGCTCGTGAGTTGGTTGCTGATGCAGAGGATAAGGTTTACACCGACACAACCACGCTCAAAGTACCTTCCAAGAAGAAGTTTATCGCTGCTCTGGAGGATGAGTTTGACATCAAGGTTGAAGAGGTTGACCGTACCGTCATCTTCGAGAAGAACGGCAAGCAGAAGTCTGTCAAGCCTTGGAACGCAGAGCGTATCATCTTCCTGTGTAACGAGGAAGTTGGCTCTCTGGTCTATGGCACACTGGCCGAGGCTACCAATCCTGTCGAGGGTGTCAAGTATGCCACTGTTGATGAGTACAAACTTATCTCCAAGTACTCTAAGACCGACCCGCTGCAGGAGTTCACAAACGGTCAGGCTCTTGTCCTGCCTGTCATCGAGGACGTTGACCAGATTTACATCTTGGACTGCACCGAGGATAAGTCTGCCGAGGTTGACACTACAGCCGAGGAAGCCGATACTGGTGACATTTACATCACCATCAACAACAAGAAGTACTCTAAGACCGATGTTGCTGCACAGTTGACGGCTATGGGTTACAAGACCTCTGCAACCGCCAAGGATGAAACCATCATGAAGAAGTTTAACGCTCTGAGTGATGAGGAAGAGGCTACGTTCCTCGCTGCCGTGACTGAGGTTAACGGTGACTAAACTCTGATGTGATATGGGAAAGACAGTCAAACAGGCACTGATAGATGCAATCCACTACCCGATACCTGTTGGGTTTGTAGAGAACACCATTATTGAGCGTCAGCTGAAAGAGGATGACGAATACACGTATGAAGTCTCTCAGTCCAAAGAGTTCAAAGGTGCTTTGGCTGACTGTCTTTACTCTCTCCTGCAAGCCGTATCAGTCCATGAATCGGATAAGAGCGTAGGCACACTGACCGATAAGGACAAAGAGAGGCTTTTGGTTAGAATAAACGCACTTTATGAAGCCATCGGTGAGGACCATCCACTTGGTCAGCCGATGGTTTACATAGGAGGATAAGAAATGGCTGTACTGGACTTTGCCGCTCACATTCTCTGCTATCTCTCTTCTGATTCAGAAGGGCATGTTGACAGAGAGACTGGTGACTACGTTGACGGACAGGATGAATGGATTGACAACTACTGTAGATGCGACATCGTACCTGCAGGACAGGCCAACCAGATTCCCATCCCAGACGGACAGGTAGAGACCTATTCGTACACCATCTACAACCTCCCTCGCTCATGCCGAGAGTTCAAGTACGGAGATAGAATCCGTGTCAAGATGTACGGCAATGACGATGATGTGCGTGAGTTCACTGTCAAAGGCTTCCATCGCTATCAAATGCAGTGTAAGATATGGGTATAAGGATGACCACCTCCACCTCTGCCATTGACAGGCTGTTCAAGAAATCGTTTGAGATTATCAAGAACGAAATCTTCATGGCCTTCGCCAAACTTGGTGAGGAATGTGTGGTAAAAATCCGAGACCGCTCACAGGACGAAAGTTGGTATGACCACACGTCCAACCTGCGCTCTTCCATTGGCTACGCCATCTATGACTACGGAGTGAAACAGATTGAATCTGCCTTCAATGTTGTAGGAAGCGGCAGTCAAGGCTCCACGGAGGGAAAGCGCATGGTAGAGCAACTGGCAAGAGAATACTCCAATACATTTGCTCTGGTAGTGATAGCCGCCATGAACTATGCGGAATACGTTGAGGCCATCGAAGGCAAGGACGTTCTTGCATCCACAGAACTCTGGGCCAAGGCAGAGGTAGATAAACGCCTCCAGAGAGCCAAGGAATCAGCGATACGTAAAATCAATGCCCTACAGATATGAAATCCGATATAGACATCAAAGATGACGTTTACAAGGTCATACTCGACAGCCCCCTTCACCAAGCCGTGACAGGAGAGTTGAGCAAGCGCAAGAGACCGCATAACTCCAAGAAAGAGGATATTGTTATCTCTATCCTTGCCAACGAGGCCAAGCAGGCTCAGATGGCCTACGTGAATGTCAATGTCTATGTAGCAGGGAAGAATGTCAAAGGACAGGTCGAGGAAGATACGGTAAGGCTCCGTACTCTCTGCCAACTCTCCTTTGAACTGTTCGAGAATGTCAAGGGCAAGGATTTCCGGCTGACAATCTCAGACCCCAAGTATGAGTGTGGTCAGCGTGTCATCGAGACCGAGACAGGAGAGAATATCATCAATAACAAATTGTTGTACCAAATCATTAACGAATAAGAATTATGAACAAGCCGATTGGTTGGGGTAAATGTAGTATCATCGTCAAGGATCTGGACGTTGAGAACTCCAAGTGGACTAAACTCCCTACCCCTAAAGAAGATTCAACCCAGTTGACACCTACCAAGGGTGACAAGAAGGAGGCTACCATTGAAGGTGGTGAGAATGAGGACGTGAAGTACGGCAAGAACAAGTATGAACTTGCCTACACCATCCGCAGAAACACCGAGCGTAAGAAGCCCTTCAAGGACGTTGACGGTGTTGTGGCTCACCACTATGCCATCTTCGTACAGCCCGAGAACAAGTCCGTTCCTGGTCCCCTGCTGATGAAGACTGTGGTAACTCTGGAAGACCCCTTCGACACCACCGATGGCGGTCAGCTGACGTACACTCACGATGCACTGAAGCCCGACACAGGCAAGACGGTGCAGTGGGCTACCATCGACACTGACCTGTCAACTCTGGAAGAGGGTGCAACTCTGAACGCAGAACCCACCTTCGTTGACATTGAC